CTACAAACTTATTAGTAGATAGAATACATTTAGAAGATGGTAAAGGCACAATTCAACTTGAACAAGATGACGAAGCTTCAGGCAATGCTAACTTCTTGATTAACGAAAGTTATGATAGTACAAAAGTTACCGTTCAAACACAATCAACATATGCACAAAATCTGGATTTAGATACAGCGGCTGGTTTTGATACAGCAACTGTAGCAGATGATGTGTTAGATTTCACAGAAAGAAATCCATTTGGGGAGGTAGATGAAGTATGAGAGACGTAAAAAGTTTATTATCTTACACAAGTAAGCAGGCTAGAAAATTAAAAGATTTACAATTATTTAAAACATTAAAAAAAGAAGTTGTTGCTGGTGCAAACGGCACAATGGATTATGTTTTTAAAAAAGGTAAAAATTCTGGCAAGACTCATAAAACAAAGGAAAAATAATAGATGTTCGGCACACCGTTTTATAACGAAGGATTAAGAAAGATTATTATTGCTTTCGGTCAACTATTTAATAATATAGTTATTGAAAGTAAGAATAAGGATACTGGTGCCGTATTACAAAGAATAAAAGTACCTTTAGCATATGCGCCTAAAGAAAAGTTTTTAGTTAGATTAGATCAACAAGCAGAGTTAGACGACAGATCATTTGCAGTCACTTTACCTAGAATGGGTTTTGAAATAGCAGGTTTAGCATATGATCCATCTAGAAAACTAACTAGAA